GCGTTGAGCTATTCTTCCGCACTCACGACAATCTCTACGAGGACCACCGTTTCGTCCTCCTGTTGGCCGAATAATAGTGTTCTCTGGCGTAAATTCATGCCCTTGTTTGCAATGAGTCAATTTACTGCGCCACCCATAGTTTCCGCGAGAAATGTTCTCTTGTAAAGTGACTGGCTCAAGATGCTCTGGATTGCAACAATGCCGAACACGACATAAATGATCTAACGTCATATTCGGTGGTATTGCACCTTTATAATACTCATATACTTCGCGGTGTACATACCGAGTACCAGCAACTGCGTACCCATCATGCGTAAATCTTTTTGTCCAAAGCCAACAACCATTAGGTTGTTTGTCTAAATAATCATTAAAATCAATTCGTTTACTCATTTAGCTCCCCATCCAACTTGTTGATGCGTGGTGGGAAGCATAATGTTTTGATGTTTTACTGTCAAATTGTCGTTGTTCTCTGTGCGCGACCGGAAATGCAAACGTCACTGCCAGGGCGTCAGCAGCGTCGGGTGATGCTAATCCTCGGGCTTTCATTTCCTTTTTACCTTCTAAGAAAATTGTACCCGACGAATTGGGTTTTATGGTAGGCCCAACCAGATCAGACTTTAACGCTCTATCGTTCGGAATGGAAGCAGTTTTAAGCCACTCCTTCATCGTGCCCCACAACTCGGCTCGCTTGTTACCGTACATCACAGGGTTCTTCGCCTTCCAACCGAAGTTTACACCCCTTACCACCTTGTACCGCTGCTCGTGTAGCCTATCTAATATACCGTACCCTAGCCCACCCTCGTCGAGCACCACGAGCGTTGGCTTGTACTGCTCGATGGCGTCAATTACCCGACCCACGATCGTCATCGTATCCTCGCCATGATACCGATGGATCGCCACCAGGTCACGCCCCTGCCGCACCGCGATAACGGTCGAGTCCACCCCACCTCGTGCCGGATCGACCCCGATCACGATCGGCGCAGTCTCGTCCTTGTACCGAGGTCTCGCCGCCGCGTCAGCCACATGGCTTGGCGAGATGAACTGATCGTCACCACTTGACGGAAACTCACCGTACACCTCGACCCGCGCCTGGCTTGAGTCTTCACCATACTCATCAATGATTTGTCGATACACCTGCTTGTCAGTGTCCTCGACTGTTCTTGCGTCCACCTGCCTTGTGCGCCAAAAGTCGCGCTTGGCGTGAAAGCACTCAAAGAAGTACCCCGTGTTGCGTCGTGGGTTACTGAACGCGAACCAGTACCTATCTAGTATGTTCTCCGTAAAGAACCCCGCCCCCACCGACCAGATGCCGTCAGGAATACCCGACGCCTCATCAAAAATCAACATCATCCCATCGTGGTTGTGCACCCCCGCGTAACTGTCAGGGTTCTCCTCTGACCACAGCTTACCCTCTGCCGCCCAGTAGCGCGTACCCTTCCTCAGGTCACGCTCCACGATGTCGCACAGCCACTTAGCGGGTTGCAGCTTGGTTGCGCTGATCTCCCACCAGTGCGCGTTGATGATCATCGTCGACCACTTAGTCAGCTCGCCCCAGGTCACCGACCGTAGCTGCGCCTCACTGTTAGCGCTTACGATCACGCTTGACCCTATCCGTGTAGACAGCATCCACATAATCAGCCAACTCACTAACGCCGACTTACCGATCCCTCGACCTGAACTGACTGCCTCTCGCAGCGTGTCCATGTCCACTTTACCCTTGTTATCTTGTATGTGCGCCTTGATGTCGCGTAGCACCTGACGCTGCCACATGCGCGGCCCGCCGTACTTCGCCAGTGGTGTGTTCTCCTGCCCCCACGGAAAGGCGAACAATACAAACGCTTCGGGGTCGTCCTTAATCGCGGGGGACCACAACCGCGTCATCAGCAGTTGCTCGTCCTCTGGACTGTATATTGGTTTTTGCATGGGTTAGCTTTTCACTTTGTGGCGTCACGTCGATCACTTTACCCTCATCAACGCGTGTCTCCGCCGCTCTGAGCGCGTCGATCACGCTGATGCGCTGGTCTACCTCAATACTCACCGCCTGCTTGGCGACCCAGCCATGCGTGTGCTTCAGTATCTCTAGCGCCGCCTTAGAATCGCCTTGCCGCGCTGCGTTCAACATGTGCTGGCTGTGTTCGCGCTCACTATCTGCGCGACCCTTAAGTTCGGCAATCTCGGCAAGTTTGTCATGCTGTTTAAGTAGCCGGTACTCTACAGGTAACAACCCTGCCGCTAGCGCCAACGAATCTTCTTTCAATCCTAGATACGCAGCGTCGTATATGCGCTCCAGTACAGCTTCTGTCGCTTTGATTTCTCGTACTGTGATGGGGAGACTTTTAAACATATGCCAATTTTACCAAGATGACCTAAGCGTCATTTCAACGCAAGCGTAAGACATTCTAATACTTTTGGCTAGTGGACTTTTAAAAATAAAAAAATTTCTTGTGCTAGTGAACTTTTAAAAAAATTTCTTGTGCCAGTAAGCGCAAGCGCTAACAAAAATAAAAAAATTTCTTGTGGACCCTCCGGCTCCAGCCGACCGGTCGGCCGGACCTACCCGGGGGCTTCAAGCAAAAACCCAAAAACCGATTGGCAGTTTGGGTCATGCTCTAAACTTTGTAGCGATTGGCAAGTTGGGCAATGCTCTAGACTTTAGGACAATTGGCAATCTAAGCAATGCTATGCACTTTGTAACCATTGGCAATCTTGGCAATGGTCTGGTTTTTGTAAACATTGGCAATCTTGGCAATTGTTTTGCCATTGCCAAGATTGCCAATGATTTTGGCTGGCTGCATGCGTCGGGGGGCGAAGAGGGCGAAAAGCCCAAAAGCATTGGCAATATTGGCAAGATTGTCATGCCTTTTAAGTTAGCCTAGCCCTACATTAATAAACCCTTGCAATACAGAATAAATGACAATATTGCCAATAGCCCCACAATCCCCTTGTAAATCAACGCGTTAGCATTGGCAATCATTGGCAATCTAACCCCACTTTTCTAGGCAATTCAGCCGTTTTAAACTGCCAATGTTGACATCTGCAAAACAATGATTTACACTGAAGGCTCATTCACTACAGTAAAGGACAATGAAATGGCAACTTACAACGGCTGGACGAATTACGCGACTTGCCGCGTCAATCTTGAACTATTCGACGGTCTTGTGCTCACAGATTTACTACCAATTGCAGACAGTGAGCCTAAGTCTTATTTCAATGGTGCAGAGTTTTACAGTGTCTTGATGGACACTTGCAAAAATTACGCTGAGGAGCTCATCGACGCAACGTCAAACGAAGGTCTTGCGCGTGATTACGCACTCGCGTTCTTGTCGGACGTTAATTGGTACGAGATTGCCAAGCATATGATCGACGCATATGCGGAAGCATGATCGCGTCATAACGCCCAAGGGCGTTGGCATGGTCGAAGGCGTGCACGGCGATAGCATCACGGTGCGCCTGATCGATCCACGCTTGCCGCTGCCTGAGTGGATTGTGTATCCGCGCAAGCAATTGCGCTTAGTGCGCGATAAGAAAACCGTTGAAACGTACGGCGAAGCACTCTATTAAAAGGACTAATGAAAAGCTGATGCTTAGTAAGACTTATCAAGTCGCAACTTATGAGAGCGCTGAAGATGGCGATTACGCTGAAGATGGCTTCGAATTTGAAAATGAGCCCTTCAGTTTCCGAGAGCTTGTGCAAGCACTCGACGACTATGCCGAGCCTAGCGACTCTCGCATAGGCCCGCGCACCTGGGTGTCAACCTATCCGGAAATTGATTACCGCACGGGCGCTGAAACAACCTACAACCTGCACTTTGTTGGGCCTGAATCTAAGCGCAAGTATTGGGTCAAAGCCTTAAACCTTAAATTTAATCGGAAATAACAGACATGGACTTAATAATTGATTGGATCGTTGCGCTTGTGTTCGGTGTAGCGCTTGCCTGCACAATCTTCTTTAACCTATAGGAAACCATTAAATGAAAACTAGTGAACTAATCGGTGCTGCCCTCGATTGGGCGGTGGCGAAGTGTGAGGGGCATGACGTGGAAGACCCAACTTGGTGGCCTGATTTGGCGACGAGTCCTGCTACTCAACCAACTGGGAACAAGGCGGGCCGATCATTGAGCGGGAGGGGATTAATTTAGACAACTACGCGAAGAACCCAAAATGGAGTGCGTGGACACCCGCCCCTGACCGTGAATCGGGAGAAGCTCAGGCATACGGCCCAACACCCTTGATTGCTGCAATGCGCTGCTACGTGGCAAGTAAGTTAGGCGATGAAATTGAAATAACAAAGGAACTAACAGCATGACCGACGATAACGAGCCACCTTATTGGCTAACCTTACTTGCGCATCAAATAACGCCCGATAAATGGTGTGTGCCTGTGGAGACCGTATGGCGGCGCTATGGCTGGCGCCCACCTTCGACCGAGTGCGCTGAAACCATGCAAAAACAAAAGGCCTTCAGAACATGGACCCTGCCACCATGTTAGCCCTTTTAATTGGTTCAATCGTTGCGTGGATCATCTTTGAAATGCTAGACTTATAGCCGGAACTTCTCCCCTCCTGTGGTTGGCTTTGCTGCCAATCTTTAAGCCCGTCCAAGTGACGGGCTTTTTTTGTCTCACTTCACAAGCGCCATTTTCGACGCAGGCGCACTATCTTCGACCAAGCGCCTAAGCTCGGACTTGCTTAGTCGATTAGCAAGCTCAGGCGCAGCAAAGACATGCTTTTTAGTCGTGTATTCCGCGCTTGCTAGACGACCCACGTCAATCCAACCAGCTTCCTTAAGCGCGTGCAGTAGCGCAGCTTGAGGAACCTTCACACCTGCGGGCATACTGCCAAGCAATCGGTCGATAAGCGCATGGAAGGGCGACCCGACTACACCCTTAGCGAATTCACCCTTACGATGGCGCATCATGTCGACAAGCCAGCTTTCAGCCGTCGACATCGAGTGCTCGATCAAGTTAGACTTGAACTCAGTCCAAGCAGGCGTTGCAGCAGGGTTAAACGCCGATACGTCACGCTGATAAAGCCATGCGGCAATGGCAACGAACCCATAGGACTTATACCAATCCCACAAGCGCCGCGCATCATTGTCGCGCATACGAGGCGCGCGCGACCAGATGCAAAACCAGCGCCTGTCCTGTGAATCAAGCGAGATCGGCAGCGGGTCATTCGTGAACGACAAAACAAACAATCGGTTGAGCATGTCATAAGGATGCAGCCCCTTACGGTTCACGGGCAGCAACTCGGGAGGCGCAGCGATAATGGGCTTGAGTTTATTCGCCAGTGCGCGACGCGCAGCCGCTTCAGGTTCCTTCAACTCGTTAATAATCAGCACTTCCGACTCAAGTTGATAGCCCCACTGCGACGATAGCGAGTCGTTATCGAGCAGACCGCGATTCTTCAATCCTGGCCCGCACACGGCCCATAAGAACGGCGCCCACATGGTGTCTTTACCGCAGCCTTGATCGCCGCCATGCAACACGGCGTGATTGATTTTGACTTCGGGATGCTGCAACTTGTACGCCATGACGTTAAACAAATGCTCACGCTCGTTAGGCTCAGGCACAAGCCGCTCGCAATGCTCAAGCCAAGGGCTAATATCCCCAACGAAGGCTTTATCGACCATAGGACGCGCGTCGCGCCAACGGTTGCCATACACGTCGCCATCACGCGCAACGA